ACAGCCGCCACCGGGAACAAAGCCACCAGGGCCAAACAAACCGACACTTACATTGCCGAAAAAACAGCATCGCAAAGATTGAGAAACAGATGTCGAGCTAGGAAAGGCGGTGCACCTCAATTGGGTAGCGTGGGACTCGGTTGTTCCCAGAAAGACATTCTGCGGGACCGCTTTTCCTGCGGACACTCAACCCGTTCAAGAATGTCAGCCCACGCAACTAAAAGGGGCGGAGCATAAATGCGCAAATCGATCATAGAAAGACCGCCGGAAGAAGAAGAGGCGATCGCGTGGCTCCTGTTATACATCGGCGCTCATTGGAAAGAACAGTTCATTCCGGAAGATGACCTGAACCAAGCGGTCAACGAATTTTTGCGCATACCAAGAAGTATTCTTTTGATCGACCTGCTGAAGAACAAAAAGCTGAAGTTACACGTGCATGATAGGGCGACAAAAGATCGAACCGGTTGCTGGCTGTCAATCAGTAGAGATTAACACGGACCGAATCGCACCACCAAAAAAGGAATTCCAAATGGACGCCAAGGCCGCCGCCGTAAAAAGCCAAGAGATTTGCGCGAAGATCGCGCCCCTGCTTGCCAATAACGAACCCGAAGTCCAGAGCGCCGCGCTCGCCGACTTGACCGCGATGTGGCTCGCCGGGCATTTTGTGAACAACGATCGCGCGGGTACACACAAATTACGTCAACTGTTATTGCATGAACACATCAAACTAATCCAGCAACTCATCCCGCTCAACGAACAAAAGCTGCTCGCCGGGCTGACCAAACAATAGCGAAAAGATAGGCCACCTTTACTGGCGCCGTATCGGCGCACCAAAAACCTGCCAGCCTAAAATCAGGAACAACACAAACAACAGCAAGCTGTTGCCGACGAACGTGTAGGTGCCCGCGACCACGGCGAAGTGGACAGCCAGCCCAAACAAAAACCAGATAAGCATGATCACCCAGAAACAAAGGCCGAGAGCCATTTGATCAGTCTCCCAAGCTCACGCGATCATCGCCGTGATATCGAGCGGGATCGGAACCGGACTCCGCGAACGCAATCCCATTGCCATCGCCAAAGCGGATGCTCCATCTATGCGAAAGCGTGCCTTGTCTTTGTCAAGTTTCCTGTTGCCGGCGGGATCCATCGTCGCCACGGCATTCGATAAATTCCAATTTAATACTGGATTATTTGGATGCACGAGCTTGCGGTCGAAGATCGCCAGCTCCAACGCGTCGATCGCCGGCCCCATGTCTCGGAAGCCCTGACCCCACGGCACCAATTTCAGACCGTCGCCAGCGTCCCCGTCCTTGTACGCACGCAGCCCGACGCGGTCGAATTCTCTCAGCAAATCCTCGACTCTCCAGCGGTCATAGGCCAAACCGCGAATCCGGTATTGCTGGGTCAGTTCGGCAATGCACGTTGCAACAACAAATGGATCGATGCTCCGTCCCGGCGACGTTCGCAGATGGCCTGAATTGCGCCATTCCACATACCGCAAATTGCCGGAACCAAAATCTCTGTTCGAATGCTCGATCAGCAACTCGGCCGGCTTCCAGAAAAACGCCTTGACCCGCGCCGGGTCGCTGGCCGACACCATCGCCAGCGCCGAGAGATCGATCACGCTCGCCAGATCGAGCCCCAAATAAACTTCCTCGCGATCCTCGAACTTGACCGGCGCATCGTCCGCCGCCGCGCATTGCATCCATTCGGCACGCGAGATCAGGATCGACGTCGGCGCGACGCGTTGGTTCAAAAATAGGTTTCTCACCTTGGGCTCGTGCGATGGTAGCCGGATCGCCTGCCTCACGGCCGCTTCAAGATCCTCGCGGTCGCGGAAAAGATCGAGCGCGGGATTCGCCTTCTTCCACTGCGCTTCGTCGTCGAGATCGCAACCCTCATCCGCGGCATGCAGATGACAGATGATTGTTGGGTCGAGCTTCGAGAGACCGTCGTCAATCAGGCGCGAGAAGATGTGCTCCGGGTCGTTTGATTGCGTGCTGATCGCAATGAGCAGCGGCTCATCGCGCGCGCCGAACGCGGTATCAAAAGCATCGTAGAGATCGCGACTCTTCGCCTGGGCAAGCTCGTCGTAGATCACAACGCTCGGCAGGTACCCAAATTTTGTCCCGGCCTCTGCGCTCACCGCGCGGTAAGTCGAACCGGTGAGTTTGCTGATCATGGTCTTTGTTGATGCGATTATCTCGACCTCCTTTCTCAGATCCGGTTCCAGCTCGACAATCTGCCGCGCAAACTTGAAAATGATCGCCGCTTGGTCGCGATCATTTGCTGCGCTGTAAATTTCCCCGTTTGGTATTGCTCGTGGTCCGATCAGATGCGCCAGCGCGAGCGCAGCTATCAGCGCACTTTTCCCGTTCTTCCTTCCCATGGACAGGATCGCGCGCCGCACAACACGCCGGCCGTCGCAATGGGGTTCGTAGACATCGCGGATAAACGCCTTTTGCCACGGCGCAAGCTTGAAGGGTTTTCCTTGTCCCTTGCCGCTCGGAACGGTCAGGTTCTGAATAAACCTGATGGTCTCGGCCGCTTCCTTTTTGCCCTTGGTGTCGCGCTTAACTCGCGAGAAGTCCGTCGAACTTGGTCGGCTTGCGAGGCTCGCCAATCCCGGCGGTGATACGAGATCGGGATGCGGGGGTGATTCCAAATTCGGCGGCATAACGCACCATTTTATCAGCAGCCCGTTCCGCTATACCAACAAGCGGGTTAACCCGAAAAGGGCCGCCACGCGTTTGAACCATCAGGCCACGGACTTTTGCAAGTTCTTCGGCCGTCCGCCAGCGTTCATAAGCGAGACAATAAGCGGCGAGCGAATTGATGTCGACCAACGTCACCAGCTTCATTCGGTGAAGCTCGGGCGTGATGCGATTCCACTCCGTCAGCGCGTAGCCGCTCAGGAACGAAGGCGCCTCGGGCACGCTCGAAAACAAAAGCGGCTCGGGCTCGTCGACATTGAGCGGATAGCACCCAGGATTGCCGCGCAGCATTTTGAGATGCGTGGGCGTCGGGCGCGGTCCGCGCGGTCCTATTCCTCCTCGTGGCATTTGATTCCTCCTGCCATCGTCCTACTCGCCTCCTATTCCGAAACACAACTGAAATTATGCGAAACCTATGCCTGACCCAGGCTCAACCGGGGCTCAACCGGCCGTCTCTCCGACGGTAACATTTTTGTCACAATTCAAACGCGCGTTTAATGCCACAATTCAAACACACGTTTCAAAACCATCAGCCGCTTGCGTGCAAGTCGGCGCGGCGACGCGGGATGGTCCCCCCCTGCCTTTTTCTGATGTCCCCCCCCTGCCCCATTTATGCGGGGATGGGCTCCAGGCTGGCAGGGATGGGCATCAGCGCGATGAAAACCATCGCAGCAGGGAATGGAGCGGCAATTTTCCAGAGCCTCCCCACCGTCGTTTTTGAGGCTTTTGCTGTCCGAGCTGTCCGCACTGTCCGCACGTGAGAACGAAAGCGAAACCGCAAGTTCCAATTCAAACGCGCGCTCTCAATTTGCTTTCGGATTCATACCCGGACCACCCGGACCACCCCGACCAGCGCGACCAGCGCGACGCGAAGCGTTCGTTGGATGACGTGGGTCTGATGGCCAACCGAGCGGATCGAGATCGAGCGAATAACCGCGTAGGTCGTCGGCGGTCTTGCACATATCGTGGCACTGTTTGCACAAGCTTTGCAGTTGGCCATACCAGAAAAGCTCTGGGTTTCCGCGATGAGCAATCACGTGATCGGCCACGGTGGCGGGCACGACCAGTCCTTTTTTGAGATGGAGGGCGCACAATGGCTCGACGCTCAATTGCCTACGTGAGCGACGGCGTGCGCGTTCGAGTTGGTACCAGTCCCGCCATCCACGATCGTGGGCCTTGGTACGCATGGAAGCGTTTTTTCTCTTCGTGTGCTATCTGACTAGGGTCGAGCGCTCGAATCGCTTGTATCAATCCCTCTGTGGCGGCGCTCGGCATTCCATTCATTGAACGTGGAAGGTAATCCAACAAGCAATCGCTCGGCATCTTCTGCCGGACAACCTTTCTCGCGCATACAACGGGCGAGGATGTTGCGAGTGGAACGCACAAAGGAAACCGGACGCCAAGGGTTTTTGCCTTCAAATCGTTTTTGCAAAATCCATTGCAAATTGTCGCTGGCAAGTGCCCAACGACCGGATATTGCAAATAATCGATCCATAATTTTGAACGGTCCCCACATCGAGGAAGGCCTGTTTTCCGGCACTTCCTTCGCGGGATCAACGCGTTACTTATTTTCGCTCATAAACCGAAAATCTTGCAAACGCAAGCGGTAGTATGCGTGATCACGGCGGCATACCTTCGATGCGATCGGTCTGGCCGAGTTCTACACGAACGGACCGGCCAAGTAATTCGAGCAGCACGCGTTCGCGCTCATGCGGAGTTTGGCCGGCATAAAGCCCGATGTGCCCAGCAAATTGTCCCCCGATGACGCGGACGCGCTCGCCGATTTGCGGCCCGCGCGGGAGCTGGACAAAGCCTTTTTTCTCGCGGCCGCGGATTGCGTCAATGACGCTGACGTTGAGTGCGGCCGGATGCTCGCCGTTCATGAGAATACGAATAACACCTGGGGTGAACGCGATCGGCGACCATCGTTCAACGGAAACGCGAACGAAGCAATAGGACGGAAACAGCGGCCGAATTCGAACCACGCCGTCGGCGCGAACCTTGATGCGTGGGAGATACGTTTCGAAGCCGGCGCGCCCAAACAGATCTTCCGCCAAGGATGTGGGCTGCGCTTTACGATTGAGCGCGAGCAACCTGTGATCTGCCTGAACAACGGCCCAAAAGCTCACGCGCGGCGTTTTCGCATTGCCGCTGCAAGAGTCAACCTTCGCTCGACGCGGTGATCCACTCGTCCGAGCAGCTATCGCAGAATTGCGCTGCCGTACCGTCTTTTTTCCACATCATCAGCGGGCATTCGGGCAGCGCGCCGTGGCAATATGAGCAGAGCATTCGGCGCGGGCTATCGGGACGTCCCCAGGCGAGGCGCGCGTGATCGAACCCGTCGCGGAATGTGAGCTTGATCACGCCGTCGACTCCCGCTCGGCTTTGGCCTGTTCGCGATATTCCCGCGCAATCTCTTCGAGGAGTTCGACCTTGCGGAGTTGGGTCGGGGAGAGCTTGTCGCGGAGGCCAAGCGCGTTGCGGGAATAAATGCGGATCCGCACCGCGGCTTCGATCTCGATCTCGGCGGCTTTCTCGGCGGGGGTGAACCTGGGCATCAGGCAGATCGATTTTTCTGGCGGGCTCGCGGATTAGTTCCAAGGGCTCGCGGGTTCATTCCAGCCTGACGCGGTTTTAGGATCTGGTCACATCCCGCACAATGCCAACTTGCAATCCAATAACCGGCCCGATTCTTTTTCGTTATTCGGGTGAGCAGTGCTTGCGGGTGGCTGCACTTGATCATCGCCATCGACCGGTTCCTTTCTTGCTTTCTACTTTTGTGCGAGTGGAGTACGTGCGAAGTGCTGTGCTCCACTCCCCTAATAGTTTCTCTTAAGAAACTATAGGGGTGGAGCAAAGGCACTTCCTCCAACAGTACTTTGCTCCACTTTTGCTCCAGTTGGCGTTCCGGTTATGGACGCCGCGCGGGAGTTGCGGCGAGGCACGCCATACAGCTCTATCGGTTGTGCGCGCGGCGGTTGGAGCCCGACGCTGAATGCACGCTCTGATCCGGATGGACATGGCAGCGGAACGGCGTCATGGTTGATGCGCCCCGGTCAGGCTCTCCAAACCCAAATTCGAGATCCCTGATCGTACGTGACGGGTAGGGCGGACCGTAACCTGACCGGGTGAACGGTCCGCCCGCTCCACAGGGAGCGCCACATGACGCAAAAAATTACAGTGCATCCTGCTGCTGACTGCGTTCGGCTTATGGACGCGGAAGAACTTGCATCACTTGCTGCCAGCATCGAAGCACATGGATTGCGCGATCCAATCATTCTTGGACGGGTTAATGGTGTCGCAACCGAAATGTTGGTTGACGGTCGCAATCGGTTGCACGCGTGTGAGATTGCTGGCGTAGAGCCACGATTTGAGATCAAAGAATTTGAAAACGACGATGCTGTCAAAGCATTTGTCGCTGACAAGAGCGAGCATCGCAATCTAACAAAAGCGCAACAGGCGATGCGGCTCGCGTTGCTCTATCCCGAGCCCGAAAAGGGCGGACGGGGCAAACATCAAACAGTCCGGAAACCGGACAGTTTTAGCAAACAGCGTTTGAGCGAGGCCCGCTCGGTTCTCGCCTACTCGCGCGAGCTGGCGCTTGCGGTGCGCGACGGCACGAAGAAGCTTGACGATGCACTCGATGAAGTCAAAGCGGCGCGAAATGCGCTTTCGTCCGACGAATCGAAGCGCGAGCGGTTACATTCTGAAGCTCCTGATCTTGCCGAGTTGGTCGACGAAGATCGCATGCCTCTTAGCGAAGCATGCGCGGCGCTCGAACAGCGTATCGCTGACATCAAACAAAAAGAACGCGAAGAACAAGACGCGCGCCGTCGGCATACTATGCGTGTTTATGAAATCTTGTTGCAGCTCAATCCGCGCCATGGCGTTGATGATTGGCTTGCTCATTTTGCGCGCGATATTGACGCAAGTGTGTGGCCGTCACCTAATATGGACACGCCACTTACTGCGCAAACTATTGACGCATGTGCCGATGCTCTCCACGCGCTAGCGCGTTATCTGGATGGAGAATCGAAATGAGTGAACGAAAGCAAAATACCGCAGATGAACGTCGGCACGCTATTGCCAAACAAATTGAAGCCCTAACGCGTAGATATACTGATACGACGGATCGTTTTTCGCTACAGGATTGCGTTGTTGACTTGGCGTTTTTTTTGAAGACCAATTTCCCAGAAGAAAGCTATTTGCAAGCGGCGCGGCGAGAATTGAACAATCACGATAGACGCAAACGTCCTCGCCCTAATCAGCTTGAAATGTTTCCGCACGATCGCTGGATACCAATCGATAGCGCTAGATCCATGCGCATTCGTCTGGGCGATGCGCGGAAGAATGATTTACTGTCGTGGATGGCAATTGCAGCGGACAATATTGCAAAGCAAAACGCTGCTTATGCAACACTCGCGGCAGAAACATCCAAATGGCTTAGTGTATGGGCGCAAGAGAAGTACAGCGATGTCGTTAAACTTTCGGAGTTGCAGCAAAAAGCATTCGGCTGGATGCCTCCCACAAATCATGATGATGGGGTTGATGACGGCGAAAACTCTGAGGATGATTTAGAATGATCGCGGTGCTCGTATCAGGAGGGTGAAAATGATCAAGCTGAAAGTTAAGTCGATCGAGACCGTTCGTGTCCAAGTGCACGTTCTTCAACGCGATATTGATGGCGGCAAATGCATGCTGATCTCGCTCTGCATGCACAAGGTCGCGATCGAGCGCGCGTTGCGAGATCTCGACCCCAAGGGCGGAGATCACAAAGTGCGCTGCGATACCGGACTGGTCAAATGCAATCTGAGCGGCCACCGCTGGCATGGCATCTTGCCGCGAACACCAAAGTTGGCTCTCCTGCAATTTGACAAGGAGCGCAGAGCGCGGGCGAAAGCCGAGCGCGAGGGTCGCGCTTTCGTGTCGAAGGTCAAGCCACACCGGTACATTCTGGAAATACAAAAAGGCGCCGCCGTTCTTCCATTCACGCGCGAGCGCCAGGAGCAGATTAACGAGGCGCGCAAGAGGCGAGTCGCTGCCGGCAAGCCGGACAAGAAGCGATACGATCTACGCTATCGCATCGAGGGGCTCGGAACAGTTTAGCGCTGGGAAAATTACAATGGCCAATGAAACGACGCATCCAAAGGCGCACCATGTGAAAGTTCTTTCGTGCGGTGATCCGGAGTGCGGGCATCCGCATGTCGTCCTGTTTGACGAGTCCAACAACGTCATCGCCGAAGCGGTGCTGTCCGATACGGCGGTCGGCTTAATCGCCAACTTCGAACCGTCGGCCTTTCCCGTGAATTGATTTTTACGTTGAGCTTGAAGGTTCTGCTTTTGGGACCACCGCCAGTTTGACCTTGACTGGCTTTTTTCGGCTGAGGCCTTGCTGCTTTCGTGCGCTGGCGATGATTCGCTCTTGAATTTTCTCCTCCGCATATGGCGTCGCCTCTTTGATCAGACCGTCGAAGTGATAGATGTTTGTCGAGCTGCCGGTCGGCGAGCCGGGCCGTAGCTGGCGCTTGATAAGTCCGATGCCTTCCATCATTGCGAGATGGCGCTGAACCGTGCGCGGA